CCTTTAATAACAAATTTGCATTTATTTTGTAAAAAATTCAATATGTAATATTCTCTAGCTACATTTTTATTGAATTTAAGCTCATCTATCGGAGAACCTAAAGTGGTATCAAATCTTATCTCGTATTTTTTTGTCAAAGATATCTGTTTTACCTGTTGATTGGTAAATGCTATCCTACTGTAGGTAGAGATATCATCTTTTTGATTGACTTTAAAAAGTATGTCTAAATCTTTTAAACTCATCGTTGGACTTCATTTATAACCGATAGATCTGATACCTTAGTATTTAGGAATGTAGAATTGGCGATGGCATTTCCAAATGCAGACAGGGTTAAAATCATCTCATGGTGTCTATCTTTAAAGATTTTGTGGGACACAGACAATACCAGCCATCTTCCATTTAACTTTCCATCTCTGGATTGAAATCCAGGAAGTTTAGGATCATTAATATAAATGACATCTCCAGCATTTACGGCAAATTTACCAGCAACATTTATTTGAACCTTTACGCAGTTCATCAAAGATAATAATGCTTGTCTGTAAAGTGGAGTTCTTAAATCGGTTTTCCAGAATGTAGAATTTTTAAGAGCAAAATTCAATAGCTTGGGGAATTTAGATCCTATTTTTGGACAACCACAACTAAATGGTAATTTTGGTTCTGATAACACGCAACCCAAATAATCAGCTCCAAGAGAAGCACCTATGGCATCACACATCAATGTTTGCTTATAAGCTTCGTTTAGCTGGGTATTGGTTGGTTCTGTTTGCGTTGTATCAACTGCATCTGGTTTTAATTTATTTGCATCAGATGGAGTAGTAAAAAATCTCGACATGCATTGATCTACAGTTACAGGGAAACCTTCATCTATGGCTTTTTGGTTTGCACATTCATATGTTTTATTTTCAATGAATATCTCGCCAACATTTACCGTGTATGATGGATTAAAACCTACAATATTGTTTACGATTGTTGCTGGATCTAGCATGTTTCACACTGTCCTTCCTTATCGTTTTGTGTCTCAAACATGTATATTACAGGAGTATTTTTATATTCTTGATCTGTAAAGGTAAGACCTCTTATAGTTCTTATATCAACTTGGAACATCTTTACTAATTGACCGTGAGCTACATCATTGCATGGATTTGTTGTATTTGGATAAGATCCAACTGCAACATTTCTTAGCCCAGCTGGATAACCAGTTGCTGTAAAATTAGTACCAGGTCCTCCATATTCAGCAGATCCTGAAGTTTTATTTGTATATTCGTTTATATTATAAGCTTCAAATTTTCTGGGAGTAACTGTACCTTTTCTACCATTAGTTAATTTTTTAATGAAGAAATTTGGATTTGTTTGTGCAAAATCTGTCAAGAAACCACCTTCAAAATCCAAAGTGGTTGCTGTAGTAAATCCTAGAACCTTTGGAACCGCTTCTACTTCTTCCCAAGAATAAGCATATGATTTAGCTCTTGTAGGGCTTGAAGCCGCAGTTAGACCAGCAGACCCTGTTATAATTGCCATAAAAGAATCGTTTCCTGTGTTAATACAGCAAACAACATTCTTAAACACATTCCATTTTTCTTTCAATTTTCTCAATTTAAAATAAGCAGCATTTTTTGTCATGAGTGTTTTCTTAATGCTTATATAAACTTTTGGTATATTCAGTGTTCTATTTGTAGTGTCTCCAAATGGATCTGCTTCATCTATGTCATACATTGTTTGCCACAAAGTAACACTGTTTCTTGATGGTGTGTTTTGTGGAGCCGTTATTCCTTCTAATGAATAATAACTGTATGATGGTTCTGATCCAGATGAATTATAATAAGATTCATCATAATAACCAAAAGAAGAATCGGGATATACTCTTCTTGAATAGTGTGACAAACTAACACCAGTTGTGTTGTTTGACAAATACTCTAGCCTAAAATCATCAAATTTTATAACATCTGAAATTGTAAAGTCTAAAGGATAGTCTGTATCCGTACCTGAAGTATAAAAATTGTATATTGCGGTAGGAAATAGATCTTTTATTCTATAGATTACATTCTTTTTTACAACAGATTCTGTATCGTCTAAGAATTTAAAATAAGGGTTTTCAAAATTTGGATCTATTCTTTCATAATAAGCTCCAAATGTTCCAGCATTTTCTAACTCCATAAAAGAAATATTAGGAGTTACATTAACCGCATCAATTTTTTCTTCTCTGTCATTTGGATCTGAAGCGGTTGGATAACTGTCTCTATCAATAGTAGTATAATATGCAACAGGTTCTGACTGTATTAATGTTGATAAAGAAATAAAATTTGTTGATACTAAATCTTTCCAAAAGAAAACATCAGCCACTGGAGCAGAAACGAGAGTGTTTTGTACATTTGAATTCTCTGCCAAATAATTTAAAAGATTTAAAACTTTTATTTGATCAGTTTTTGTTCCTGCTGGATATGTAATTGGTTTATTCTTTAACCAAGCATAATTTGTAGTTTTGGAGACATAAAAGGTATCATTTGGGAAAAATATGCTAAACATATCCTTTACCCAACTATCCCCGGTAATATCTCCATTTGCGGTTGCATCAGATATTAATTTGATATCTTCTATTATATCTACCGGAACTCTCTCATTGAAAAAATATGATTCATGGACAAATTTTAAATTTAATAATTTTGGAGTCGTTTTATCAATATAATCAGTTCCTCTTGAAACTTGATAAATGTAAAAATTATTAATTGTTAATGTCTGTCCGTTTCTATCAGTGATATTTAAAGTTAGCAAATCTTTTCCGCTAAAATTAAAATCAGCCATAGCATCAGATGGATCTCTAATAACTAAAATTCCAGATGGTACAGTTCCGAAAATACCTTCTTCTATTATTAATTGTTCAAATATACCATAAGACTGATTGTTGGCAGCAATAGTCCATACAGTATTATTATGACCATGAGTTATGGTTATAGAATTAATAGTTACTAGATCAGCTAATGCCATTCATCTTATCCTCAAATTTTTTAACATAATTTTCTTCAACAAAGGTCATAATATTAGTTTTATCCAATAAATTTTCTTTTTCGGTCGTATAAGAAAAATTAGAAGTTGATCCTGTATTTTTTAACAAAACATATTCATTTATAGCAGTTACATCATTTTCGCATAAAATATTAGATTCGTTTAAAAAATAAATCGCAGATTCTGCATATGGTTCTATTAAGTTGAGAGTGAGAGTGCCTGAAACATAATTCCAAGAACCATTTGTATTTCTTATTATATTATGTGATCCTGTTCCTAAAGATCCTACTACTAGCAATTTAAGTTTGTTTATATTATCATTTACTTCATTTACATATCCAAAATTACCAGTTATGCAGAATCCAGCAGAAAAACCAGAATCGGATGGAGCTATCAAATCACCTGGTTGTAAACAGGCTCCAGATATACCACTAAAAAATCCTGCTTTATATGAATTTAAAAGTGTTTCCTGTTCTTCAATCGTGTATGGAAATTGAGTAAAGGGATTTAATATTTTTGATGCGTAAATTGGTACAAAATAATATTTTGGATCGTTATAGGTTTGAGATGAAATTTTATCTAATAAGACATCTTCATCTATTTTTTTAGAATAAAAAAATTCTTCCAATTCAGATAGGTCATAATTAGTCGCTATATCAATTATAGTTTTATCGATCCCATCAAAATTATATTTTATTTTTTTAAATTTATCAAACATTATATACCCGCTGAAATTTCAGATTTGCTAAAAACAGATCCATTCTTATATGTTCCCTGTTCGAATTCTTTAAAGGTTAAGGACAAACTCGTTGCTATAGGAGTTCCATCTTGAAAGAATTTTGCTGGCGTTTCTTCACCAAAAGGAATTTTGTTTATTCCAACTCCAACTAAAACACATACCAGTGGATCTCCAAGCCATTGTCTGGTAAGATATTCTGAGTTTCCTTGGCCTATAATCTGCAATCTCCATAATGGAGGTGGGAATACTCTTTCTGGTATTTGGGTAGCTTCGGGATAAGAAGCAACTCTAAAAGCCTCGCAAATGTCTCCTATTGCGGAGGATTCATTAAAATCTTTTGGGACCATTGTATATTTAAATATAAATTCTCTTCTTGCTTCTCCGACCAGAGACATTTCAGTTAAATTAGTAAATCTTCTGATTGTTGATGTGGAAGATAGAGCCTCAAAATTTGCCAAAATTGGATCCAGGAAGGCTCTCTTAAGCAATCCTTCTCTACCTCCGGGGCTATTTGCCTCTCCTGCGGCAGACAAAATTGGACCTACTGGATTCACACCTTCAGAAAAGGTATGTTCAGTTTTTATGTTTATGTCTAACGGCAAAGGAAGCTGAATATAGTCAAAAGCCCTTGAAGAAACTGCGCTACGAGTTCTATTTACAGCCAACACATTGTATTCTGCTGCTTGAAACAAAACCCAATATGGTATTTCTGGAGTATCGTTTAGTGGAAAAATAAAAGGCATTTTTGCTTCTTTACTATATATTTCATGCCGTACAAAACAAAATTTGTACCAGTTAATATGAATAAGTATGTCGGTAATGTCGATAAAATTTTATGCAAATCTCTCTGGGAAAGAAAACTTTGCAAATATTTCGACGCTAGCGAGAAAGTTGTAAGTTGGTGCTATGAATGCCTCAAAATTCCGTACATTTCCCCTATTGATAACAAACGCCATACTTATTTCCCTGACTTTGTTGTTCAACTTCTTGACAAAGATAACGAGAAAAAAACATTAGTCGTGGAAGTAAAACCAGAAAAGCAGACAAAAAAACCTCTTAATCCAAAAAGAAAATCTTATAAGGGGGATGTTAAAACGTTTTTAGTAAACGAAGCAAAATGGAAAGCTGCAAATTGTTTATGTGAAAATAATCATTGGGAATTTAAACTCTTAACAGAAAAAAATATATTCAAATGAACTCAATTTCTTACATAAAACAAGTAATCAATCAAGCTGGTGGTATACAAAGAACCAACCGATTCAATGTAACGGTGGATACTCCAGATGGTATAAACACGATACCAGCACAAAAAGTAACATTCGGTGGAAGACAAATTGATACGGTATCCGATTTCATGTCAGGTCCCGGTAATGGTAGAAATATACCAATGAATCAAAACTATGGTCCAGGAAAAGAAGCAAATCTTTTAATAACATTTCCCGTGGAACAGGATTGGAATACTTATAAAAAAATAGAAAATTGGATGAATACTCTCGTAAATGATGGAAGTCTTCCACAATATTATGGACCATCGTTTGCAAGACCATATAATAGCTATGCAAGACCAGGCTTAGTTGTTGTGGAGTGCCTTAATATGAATGGCGGAACCAAGGCAACATTTACTTTTTCGGAAGCTTATCCAGTAAAAATATATCCAATTGAGATGAGTGCAGAATTTTCAGACAAATTTTTAACTTTTGACGTAGGGTTTATATTTAGAAATTATGGTGTATCATGATTAAAAACTTTAAAAGAAATTTTCCAACGTATAAAACAATTCAACCAAGCACTGGTAAAGAAATATCTTTCAGACCATTTTTAGTATCAGATGAAAAAAATCTTTTATTGATAAAAGAAGAAAAAGATACTTCTTTGATAGTAAAAAATATTCATAGTTTACTTACAAGTTGCTTTTCGGACATTGATCCAGATAGCATAACATTACAAGATTTAGAATATCTTTTTTGCACATTAAGATCAAAATCCGTAGGAGAGATAGTAAAAACAAATTTTACTTGCCCAGAAACGGGAGAAAAAATAAAAACAAGCTTAGATTTGTCTAAACTTACTGTTGATAGAAAAAATTCAGAAAAAGAAATTATCTTTGATCAAACATTTAAAATTTTGTTCAAGGAACCTACGGTAGAAAAACTTTTATCTATCAAAGGATCTTTTGATTTTATGCATATTGCAAAAGCTTCTATTCATAAAATATACAAAGACGATGCAGTGTATGATTTTATGGACGTAAATGAAGAAGAGTTAAAATTAATTTTTGATTCCTTTACTGTTAAGGAATTTGAAGAAATTAAAAAATTTGTTATGAATTTGCCAAAAGCTCAGTCGATTGTGGAATATAAAACATCGGATGAAAAAAATAGAACGATGAGATTGGATGGAGTACTTAATTTTTTTACTTATGTCTAAATCATATTAATTTAATTGTTTATTATCGGATATCTTATTTTTTAATATCCAATAGTATTTTTACTTTAAGTGATTTAGAAAATTGTTTTCCCTGGGAAAGAGAAATATATTTCAATCAGCATAAAGAAAAGATGGAAGAAGAGCAAAGAAAGATAAAGAATGATAGACACAGAAATATTCATTGATACTCCAAAAGTAGATTTAAGGAATACAGAATTACTAAGAAGCGAATTTGGTAATCCTAAAATGTCGTTTGAAAATTATTCTAGAATGTTGCAAGGAGATAATTCTTTAGATTTGAATCTTCAACCAGCTGATAATTTTGAAGAAATGTTCCCATCTGAAGTTTTACCAGAAGAACTTGAAAAAGAAGATCCTTTTAATTTTGATCCTATTGATTTTTCTACTCCACCCATATTCGAACAGTTTAATAGAGAATTGGGCTATACTCCACCAAAATATGAAATGATTGGTACTGAGGAAGTAGTTGATGAAGATTTGACTACCAATGATGAACTTGAAGCTTTAAACTCTCAAATAGATCAAATACCAAATTTAACAGATATTCAGCGTCAGCAATTAGAAGCAGAAGTATCTAGGGCGTATAGCGAATCTAAAAAACCAAATGAAATTCCTGAAGGAATTGGATCTATAACGCCATCAAATCAAGTATCTTTACTTGAAGATAAACCAATAAAAATAAATCCAGGATTTAATACTGATCTTGAAAATTTCTTTTCCTCAATAAAAAACCCTCCACATTGGAGGGTTTTAGGGAACTAAGGATTAGTCTTCCTTAGCTAGTCGCTTGAAGTACTCAAGCGCATCCTCGTCATCGTCAGGCTTGGTAGCCTTACGAGCAGGAGCAGCCTCAAATCCATCCTCATCCTCCGCTCTCTTTGCGGCAGGGGCAACGCTGCGAATGTCGCCACCGAGAACATCATTGAGCTTCTTCTTGAGTTCGTCATACGACTTGAACTCCCCAGGAGCAACAAAATCCTGAAGCTTGTAAAGAGTCTTCCAGAGCTTTTCCAGCTTCTCGTCATCGCCCTTGTAAAGTTCGCTAGCACCATCAAACTCAGACTTATCGTAGTT